TTTGCAGAGAGTCAGCTACATTCACAGATACAAGGTGGTAATACAACCGCAACTATTTTCTACTTAAAGACTAAGGGTAAAAACAGAGGCTACATTGAGCGCCAAGAAATTACTGGAGCAGAGGGTATGCCAACTAATTTTCAAATAGAGATAATTGACTCCATTAAAAATAAAGACTAATGTGGTATACCAGCATCTGCTGGAGTCACAAACTAAGATAGTAGTTGAGCAAGGCGGTACAAGGTCTGGTAAAACCTACAATATAATTCTATGGATTATTTTTCAGTACTGCACAAACAATACTGACAAGGTAGTTACAGTCTGCAGAAAGTCATTCCCTAGTCTTAGGGCAACTACACTTAGAGATTTTATGAGCATACTACAAGAGCACAATATGTACTCAGAAAAGTTTCACAATAAGTCTAACTCAGAATACTATCTGTTTGGCAACCTCATCGAGTTTATATCATTAGACCAGCCACAGAAAATTAGAGGTCGCAAAAGAGATTTGCTATTTATAAATGAGGGCAACGAATTATATTTTGAGGACTGGCAACAATTAGTTTTTAGAACAAAAGAAAAAATTATACTTGACTACAATCCTTCTGATGAATACCATTGGATATATGACAAAGTAATACCCAGAGAGGACTGCACGTTTCATAAAACTACATACCTTGACAATCCCTTTGTAGGCGAAAGTATTAAAAAAGAGATTGAGTTACTAAAAGATACAGACGAGCAATACTGGCAAATCTATGGTCTTGGCGAGAGGGCTGCAAGTAGGAGTACTATTTTTAGATACGTTGAGGTTGACAAGATACCAGACGATGTAGATTTAATTGCATACGGAATGGACTTCGGATATACGAATGACCCGACAACCTTTGTGTCTGTATTTACAAAAGACAGAAATCTATATATAAAGGAGCATCTATATAAAACACAAATGACAACGAGTGATATAAATGACTTCCTACGAAATGAAGATATAACAAGCAAGCCTATCTACGCAGATAGTGCAGAGCCGAGGCTGATATCTGAACTTAGGAAAATGGGGCATAATATCCTACCTAGTATTAAAGGTCGTGATAGTGTTAATGCTGGTATCGACTTGTTGAAGAGATACAAGATACATATTCTGTCATCTTCTGAGAATGCTATTATAGAGTTTAGAAACTACAAGTGGAAGGAAGACAAGGCTGGTACACTTATTAATACTCCAGAAGATAGGTGGAACCACATAATCGATAGCACGAGATATGCTACATACTCAATATTGTCATCGCCTAATTTTGGTAGGTATACATTACACTAAAAAAAAGTTATTAAATATTTGTTTATAAGGTTTATATTGCTTACCTTACAAATAACAATAATAACTAAAACTAAAATAAATGACAAAACAAGAAACGCAGTACGAATTAGAAACAGAAAGTTTCATTAACGTAAACGGCTTTTATATGTCAAGAGGGGTGTATAACCTACTCATAAGCATTAGAGACGTCAAGCTTTACTCTAAGGGTATTAAGCCACACAGAGGCTGGAAAATAGGAGATGTCAAAAGATACTTCGGAGTCAAGGGCAACGTCCTTAAAGTCATAGAGCAATTAGAGAATTTACACGAAGAACATATTAATAACCAAAACTAAAACAAATGAGAACATTACCACGTTACAAACAAAACTTAAGAATACAAGGAAACAACGTTTGGAGTTATTCTACAATCGTAGCCCATATACAAGGGAGCGAATTATACCAGCTAGGATACTGGAGCCAAACTACTCAAAAGCATATTAACTACGTTGCAGATTACCTCAACCTAACACTTATAAAAGATGACGAATAAACACGAACTTATAAAAGTAGTCAGACTTAGAACTGGCACGATTACCGAACAATGGAAAAATAAAAAAACTGGAGTAATTAAAATAATAACATTATGAATTACACAAAAGAAGACATCGTAAGGATTTGGAAAATCATCTACAATGAAGATTTAAAAACAGAATGTCAAGGCTTTTACAATTACTTAGAATATACAGAGAAAAATAATATAACATCTAAAATTTAAAATATGGATTATTTAGACATAGGAAACCCAGCATACGAAAAAGAACACGAATGCTCAGAATGTGGAACACCGATAGATAACGCTGGAGTTTGCAGCGGGGCTTGTCACGAAGCGAGTATGATATGAGTTATTCTAATTGTTGCGGTGCGGAGGCATCATATCTATCAGACGAATTGTGCGGAGAATGTTTAGAACACGCAGACTTTAACGAAATTTAAAAATATGAAAGAAACTATAAAACACACATTAGGTTTATGTGAAGATATATCACACCCTAACATAATTAAAATAACCGCTATTGTATTAATAGTTGGTTTTATTGTTAAATATTTAAACAAAACAAATCAAAAAATTAATAAATAAAAATATAGGCTGGCAGAAATGTCAGCTTTAAATGTAAATAATCATAAAAAAATCGTTATATATATATGAAGATTAATGTTGAAATACCAAATAGCTTGTCAGATATTACATTAAGGCAATATAAACATTACCTTAAAATACAAAAGAATGTTGAAGATGAGAAATTCTTAGGAGCAAAGATTATAGAGATTTTTTGTGACATAGAATTAAAAGACGTTATGCGTTTAAAATTTAATGATGCAGAACTAATTGCAAATTCATTAGCAGAAATGTTTGAGCAGAAGCCAAAACTTGTACGTCATTTTAAACTAGGCAAAACTAAGTATGGTTTTCAGCCACAACTAGATGACCTAACACTTGGAGAATATATAGACTTAGATACCTACATTGGAGATTGGGACAATATGGAGAAAGCTATGAATGTATTATACAGACCAGTAGAATTAAATATAAAAGACAAATACACTATAAAAAAATATGACGTAACTAACTATGACACTATGTTAGATATGCCTATGGACGCAGTAATATCATCGATTTTTTTTTTTCTGGAATTTAGGTCTAGAGTTGTCGAAAACTATCACGAACTATTTGGACAAGGAACAGAACGAAGCCTTGACGCAGTATCTAATTTCACAACCAAATGGGGTTGGTATAACTCAATTTACGGACTCGCTCAAGGCGACATTACAAGATTTGAAGATATCACAAACATAAATTTTCACGAATGCTTTATGATGTTGAGTTACAAAAAAGACAAAGCAGAAGCAAGTTCTAAACGAATGAAAAACAATTTTAAATGAGCCAGCAAGCAATAAGAGGTTACTATCAGTTAACTACATTAATAGAGAAACAACTAAGAGCAAATGGAATTACAAACGTTGTTAGTATTGGGGACATATCAAAGGTAAACCTAAACAAGCAAGACATTTTTCCATTAGCGCATATAATCGTAAATAACGCAGCCTTGGAAGAGAACGTCATAAGATTTAATGTAAGCATACTAGCTTGTGATATTGTAGACCAGTCAAAAGATATAACGACAGATAGATTTGTAGGCAACGATAATGAGCAAGATATCTTAAATACACAACTTGCGGTTATAAACAACTTGACACAAAAAATGAGAATAGGTAATTTGCATCAAGACAAGTATCAGATAGAGTCGGGTGTAAGCGCACAACCTTTTATGGATAGGTTTGAAAATCAACTAGCTGGTTGGACGGCAACTATGGATATATTAATTTATAACGACATAGATATTTGTAGCTAATGGTTTATAAAAATTTAGATGAGGTCTTAAATACTTTTGCAGATACCACGATATCTAATGCAAGAAAAAATCTAGTAGATGACAGAAAGTCTTTTGGCGCACTATATGAAAACCTTAGTTACGTGTACGAAAAAGAAACTGGGTTGTTTATATTAGAATTTCTAATGGAAGATTATGGTATTTTCGTTGACAAAGGTGTTAGGGGTTTGACCTCAACCTATCCAGAAACCGCATCGGCTTTATCTAGTTTTCAATACGGGAGTGGTACTGGACCAAAGGGAGGGTTGACAAAAGGTATTAACGAATGGCTACAAAAAAAGCGATTTCAATGGAGAACAAAAGAGGGCAAGTTTATGAGTTATAAAAGTATGACATATATTATAGCCAGATCCATTTACAATAAAGGTATCAAGGCTAATTTGTTTTTTACAAAACCTTTTGAGGACGGTGTTAAAATGCTGAAATCAAAATTAGAAAAAGCATATACATTAGATGTTGAAGAGGCAATTTTAAAAGTAGCAAAAAAATCATTATGAACTGGACACTAGACATAGCTTTACATTTTCCACACCATAGATTTCTATTAGGCTGGGAATATATAGCAAGCGATGAGCAATACAATTATACGACAATAAGGTTATATTTATTTATAGCTACACTAACACTAGATTATTAATATGGCAAATATAGCATTAAGAAACCCACAGTTTAAACACATATTAGCTGGTATTACGGCAAAATCTGTAGTATGTAGGTTGACAATAGACGGCACTTTAAGATATACTCTTGTAAAAAATCTACCTACTTTTTTAGTGCCAGTTAGTCAAACCATTAATTTTGAAATCGCAGAACTAGCAAGAGATTACTTAGAAATTGCATACGATGTAAACTATACACCACAATTTGTTGACATAGAAACAAATTTAAAAAGCTACGATGCTTTAAATGGAACTGGTAATGAAGTCGACACACCAGCAACTATTGTAGACAAAGGCTTTGAGGCTTATGGAGATTTTTTAGAGGGTGCAAACCCAGAGATAACTTTTAACAGAACTGCTCCTACGTTTTTAATCGCTAATGACACACCACCTACGGCAACAAATACATTTACAATTTTAGCACCTACTGGAGAAACTGGAAAAATACCCAGCATAACAAGTTTAGGTGGCTTTGTTGTAAACTCCTTTAGTGCTATTGACACTACTGTATCAAACCCAGACAGCATAGTATGTAATATAAAAAGAATAGATTGCACAAAATACGGCGAGGGTCACAGAATAATATTTATAAACAAGTATGGGGTGCAACAAGATTTATGGTTTTTCTTAAAGAAAACAAGGAGCCTTGCAAGAACAAACGAGGGCTACAAAGCAAATACAATAACATATCCTAGCGATAGTCCAGCTACATATAGTACAGAAAACCCAGCAAACAAAGTATTTAATACACAAGGAAAACAAACATATACTTTAAGTAGCGGTTTTTATCCAGAGTTTGCAAACCAGTTTTTTGAAGAGTTACTATTAAGTGAATATATATGGTTGTCAGAGCTTATTGCTATTGCAGCTAAAACATATATAAGAGTACCAGTAAAAGTAAAGACCTCATCTATAGAATATAAGACAACGGTAAATGATAGACTTATAGAATACACAATAGAATTTGAAGATGCTTTTGATTACATAAACAACATTAGATAATGCGTACACTACAATTATACATATTAAATAAGAGAGTAGATTTGTTTAAAGATGAGGTTGTATCGCTTACGCAAACTATAAAAAACGTAAAAGATATTGCAAAGGTATTTACAGAATTTACTCAGACTTTTTCTGTACCAGCATCGCAAACAAATAATAAGATATTTGAGCACTATTATAATTCAGAAATTATTAACGGCTTTGATGCAAGGGTAAAGGCAGCTGCAAGATTAGAGTTAAATGATTTGCCTTTTAAAGAGGGTACCATAAGGCTTGAGGGTGTAGATTTAAAAAACAATCTACCACACACATACCGCATTACTTTTTTTGGTAATACTGTAAATTTAAAAGATATTTTTGCAGATGAAACATTAAGCACTTTAGAGTTTTCTTCTGGTTTTAATTTAGAATATAGCTATAATGAAATATTAAACAAAATGGACACCAATGCTTACGCACAAATGGTTGTACCATTAATTACCCATACAGATAGAATGTTTTACAATACGGCTACAAATAGCAATGAGTATGGCAACGTATTTCCTTCTACTGGTAACAATCCACCAGTACCAAACGGCATAAAGTGGGACCAGTTTAAATATGCGGTTAGAGTTTTATCTATTTTGCAAGCAATACAAAACAAGTATAACCTTACTTTTTCTCAAGATTTTTTTAGATTTGACAATCTTAATGGCATACTTACTTTGTATATGTGGCTTCACAGAAAGAGTGGACCAGTAACTCAAACAACTCAAGTTGAGCAAGTTTATACTTTGCTTACAGACTTACAAACTACCAATCAAAACTTAAACGGCTCTAGTGTATCTCAAGGTGCAATTACTATAAACACACCTAGTGTACCAAATGTATTTTTTCTGAATGTAGGAGCTATGCAGTTTAGCATTACCCCAGTAAATAATACTGATAGTTGGGGCATAGAAGTTTTAAGAGATGGTGTTGTTATAAGGTCAGAAGCATATACTGGAAACGGTGCGTTTTCAATACTGCCTGGGCAAAATGGAATATTAAACAATAGAACTTATACGTTTAGGTTTACGAGCACAACAAACGTAGCTTTTAACCCAGCTGCAATTTTTATAAGAATAAATTATCAAAAATTTCTTGTACAAACTGGACAATCAGTACCAGAAAATGATGACTATGAAAACGTAAATGTTTTTCAAACAAATCAAAACCAAGAATTTAACATATCTGAGCAAATGCCAAAGATGAAAGTTATAGACTTTATGTCTGGCTTATTTAAAATGTATAATTTAATTGCTTATGTAGAAAATGATATTATTGTAATTAAGTCGTTAAATGAATACTACGCAGATAGTACAAAGGTTTATAACATTGATAAATATTTAGACACTACAAAATCGACTACTAATGTAGCACTACCATTTAGTAAGATAAATTTTAGATATAAAGGTTTAGGAACACTACTAGCAAAACAATTTGAGCAATTAAATAATACTGGCTGGGGGTCTATGGCATTTACTTTAGACGGAGATATTTATGATGCACCTAGTGAGCCATATGAAATAGAGTTACCTTTTGAGCATATGATGTATGAAAGATTATATAATGCAAACCCATTAGTTATACCAGCCGCTTCAACACAAGTACAATGGGGATATTCTGTTAATGAAAACCAGCAACCATATATTGGCTCCCCATTATTGTTTTACGGAATTATTCAAGAAAACGGAACACCAATAAGAATATTAGATACTGCTCTAGTAAATAGCGGAACAACTATAACAAAGTATATGATACCGTCTAATAGTTTTAGGCTTGACCCAGCAGTAGGTAAAAATAATATACATTTTCAAAACGAATTAAATGAGTACCTAGCTAATGAGCCAAACTCTCCAAGTAACGAATTTACAGACACTTTATTTGAGACTGAGTATAAACAATATATACAAGGGGTGTTTAATAATAGTATGAGGTTAAAAAAAGTTACTGCATACTTACCTATGAAGATATACTACAACTTGCAGCTTAATGATTTAATAGAAATGGGTCAGCAGACATATAAAATTAATTCGTTAAAAACAGACTTAACAACTGGAAAAACTGAACTTGAATTACTTAACAATATAATATTATGATAAAAGATATTTTAGACTTACTGCCATTAGTTGAAGATGATACAGAATTAATACGTATTGCAAAAGGCAAATACAAATTAGCAGAAACCTTTAAAGAGGGCTACAAACAAATTAAAAGAGATTTAAGATATGCAAAAGGCTGAATTTGAATTAGTAGCTAAAACCGACAAGGCAGAAGCAAACATTAATAAAGTAGATGATGTAGTTAAAAAAACTGGTAAGTCTGTAAAGAAAACCAAAAAAGAACTATCTGGTATGCAACAGATAGGTAATGCAGCTCTAGGTGGTTTAGACAGAATGACTGGTGGGCTTGCTTCTAAGCTAGTGGGTGTGGCAAAGGCTGCAAAGCTAAGTGGTAAGGCTATGAAGACTGCATTAATATCTAGTGGTATTGGTTTAGCGGTTGTAGCTATTGCTTTAATAGTTGAAAATTGGGAGAAAATTACAAGCCTTGTAGACGGTGTAAGTAGCGAACAAGAAAAACAACTACAAGCAACACAAGACTCCTTAGCTGCAAACGAGGAACAACTTAATGTAATTGGACAAACAGAAAATACCCTAAGGCTTCAAGGTAAGACTGAAAAAGAGATACTAGATATGAAAATGGCTGTGACAGATGAGTCAATAGCCAATACTAAAATTTTATTAGAACAACAAAAACAACAGAAAAAATCACAAATTGAAGCTGCAGAAAGAAACAAAAAAATAGCTACTGGAATTATTGCTTTTTTATCTGCTCCAATATTGGTGCTACTTGGACTTGTAGACGGCTTAACAAATAGTTTGGCAAGTATTGGTATTTTAGATGAGGGTACAAAATTAACAGAGGGGTTTTTAGATATGACCTCATCATTATTATTTGACCCAGAAGAGGTTGCTGAAAAAGGAGATGAAACAGTAAAAGCTACAGAAGAGGCACTTAGAAAACTTGAAAACACAAGAGATGGTTTTATACTTAAAGAACAAGAAAGAAAAAAGAAAGAAAATGAAAAAACAACGAAAACAGAAAAGGTAGAGGTTGACCCCGAAGTAGCTGCAAAAGCAAAAGCAATAGAAGAGATTGCTAAACTAGAAGACGCACATTTTCAATCACAATTAAGTGCAAAAACACAAGAAGAAAATCTTGTACGTGAAAAATACTATGGTATTATAGAACAAGCGAAAAAGTATAAACAAGATACTACAGAATTAACAGAGGCACAAGAAGCAGAATTAGCTGCAATAAGGAAAAAATATGCAGATGAAGCGAAACTTGTAAAAGCCGAACAAACTGCACAAGATATACAAGATGACAAAGATGAAAGAGATAGAAAATTTGCGCTATATTCAAAAATAGCAGATATGGCTGCTCAAGCCTTGAGTACTATTGCTGGTATGCAGAAAGCTAGACACGCAAGAGAAAATCAAGAGGGAGCACAAGATGAAAAGTCAAAAGAACAAAGAGCAAGAAGACAATTTAAGGAACAAAAGAAAATGAATTTAGCTATGGCGGTAGTTAATGCTTCACAATCGGTTATTTCAAGTTTAGCGCAAGCGCCAGTCGCTATTGGTCTAGTACCAAATCCTATAGGGATTGCATCTTTAGCATTAGCATTAAGTTCTGGTGCAGCTAGTATTGCAGCGATAGCTAAGACAACTTTTAATAGTGGTGCTGGAAGTGTTGCTAAACCGTCTGGCGGTGGTGGTGGCTCACAAGCACCAGCTTTTAATGTGGTAGGAGCGAGTGGAACAGACCAATTAGGAGATGCAATAGCTGGACAATCACAAAGACCAGCTAGAGCATACGTTGTAAGTAGCGATGTAACTACAGCCCAGCAATTAGACAGAAACATTATAGAGGGTGCAAGTATTTAAGCATCAAAACGTAAATACAATTAAAAAAGTCGTTATATATATATGAAAATTATTGAACTAATTTTAGATGAAGAAGATTTTGAAACTGGTGTTGAAGCAATATCAATAGTTGAAAGTCCAGCAATAGAGAGTGATTTTGTAGCTTTAAAAAACCAAGAGATAAAACTAGCTGAGGTTGACACAGAGAAAAAAATCTTAATGGGAGCATTATTAATACCTAACAAACCAATATACAGACTAGGCGAAGAGGGTGAGTATTACATTTATTTTTCCAAAGAAACGATCTGTAAAGCATCACAACTATTTTTACAGAACGGCAACCAAAGTAATTCTACCTTAGAACACTCAGAGGTGCTTAATGGTTTAACTTTAGTTGAGAGCTGGTTAGTTGAAGACAAAGAAAAAGACAAGTCTTCATTATATGGACTGGACGTACCTTTAGGAACTTGGATGGGCTCTGTTAAAGTAAATAACGATGAGGTTTGGAATGAGTTTGTAAAAACTAAAAAAGTCAAAGGCTTTTCAATCGAGGGGTATTTTGCAGATAAAATAGAGAAACCAAAAGAAAAGTCAGAAGAACTGGCTGGACAACTACTAAGTCAAATTAAACAAATAATAAAATGAAAACAAACTTAAACAAGGTGTATAGGAATATGCCTAGAAAAATAAACTTGTCAGTCGCTGCAGATTTACAAGATGCGTATGAGGAATACACAAATCTTATTTTAAGACACGATGCAGCTTTAGAAGAGTTAACAGAAAGCACTATAAAAGTTAGGGAGGCACAACAACAATTAGATTTTGATATTGATGTAGAACAAGATTTATTTGATGTTTTATTAAAATCTCAAAATAATGTTTCAGAAATTTTAGGTAATTTAGAAACAAAGGTTGGCGAACTTGGTTTTGCTCCTAGTGATTTATTCCCAGAATATCAAGAGCTTGTATACGCACTTGACAAGG